TTACATCGTGATGTAGTTATTTAGCTTGGTAATGTAGTCGGGAAGATCTTCAGCAATCAATTTGCCGTAATGTTTATAAATCATAGAAGTATCACTGTGGCCAAGCTGCTCTGCGATCCACTCTGGAGGAACTTGGCCAGACGTTAGAAGTTGGCTGGCAAAGGTATGTCGACCTTGGTTAATCCCGCGCTTTCGAACCTTTGCTTTATTTAAATGCTTATTCCAACGATAACGTAATTCATGGTACTCAAAGTGATTCGACCGTTCGTGATTAATCCAGACAAAACGAACTTTTTCTACTCTTCTGGTCTTATTGTCACGCTGAAGTACTTCAATTGTTTTGGCTCGAGCATTACCAGTGATTTGATATTGTTTTTTAAGAGCCGTAATTGCCGGTTCCAGAAGTTTGATTTTCCGCTTTCTGCGTCGATTCTTGGTTACCCGATAAATTCCCCGGACATAAGATCTAGAAATTTGGATAGTACCCTTCTCTAAGTCAATATCTTCCCAAGCGATCGGGATCTGCTCCGACATCGAAAGGCCAGTCCAGAACAAACAAGGCAACAAGTTTTGAATATCGAGATCCGTTTCAGTATTTAAGATCATTGCAATTTCGACTTTGCTAAATGGATCTGGCTCAGGCGTATCAACTTGATGAATTACAATGTTTTCAAATGGGTTATAAGGCATTTGTCTTTCATCGCGCCATATCGCATGGATCTGCGAAAAACGAGTAATAATTTCTCGTACGGTCTTATTGTTTAAGCTATCTTTTAAGTGCTCAATCCACTTTTTAAGCATGTTTGTATTTATATCTTTTGGGTTAATTTGGCCCCATTTTGGAATGATATGATTGTAAACATGGCCTTTATAAGAATCATAAGTACTCGGTGCAACTTCTTTAATTGTTTGGCTCAAATAAAGCTGAGCATAGTAACTAATCTGATTCTTTTTTAAGTGTTTTGAGTTTGGAAAATGTTTGGCCAAGCTGAATTGCTCCAGCTGTATTTCTAGCTTTATTAAGTTGGCCAGTTTTTCTGCTCTCTCTTGATTATCTGGAGTAAATTCCCAGTCTAACGTTTCTTTAATGACGGGTTCGTTTGCGATCGGACGCATCCAAATTCGCATCGATTTTCCACGAACTTCTAAACCTGCAGACATAAGTAGACCTACATTTAAGTATTTTAAATAATTACGAATATTTTAGAGGAATGCGCCTCCGGTCGGAGGCGCATAAGAGGTGTGCAATTAAACGAACGGCAGTTCGTCTTCTTCGTCTATACTATTTCTAGAAAGTAGTTCATTTTCGAGAGCCATATGGAGATATCCATCAAGAGTTTTGTTCATTAACCAATGAATATCTCTGTCATCCATATCCTTGATTGCCCAACCTTTATATTTACCGTAAAAAATATGGGTTGGGTATCTTGCCTGTTCTGAAAACTCATACAGCTCTTCAAAGGATTTAATGCCTTTAGTTCGCACAATCTCAAGCAAAAGTGAATATGTAGTTTTGCAATCGTTTAAAGCTGAATGAGAGTTCCGCAAACCACGACGAGTCGACTTACGATTATTGCTAATTTGGTACGCAAGCGCAGAAAGGTTATGTGATTCCAATGTTGGCCATAAGGATCTGGCCATTGCCAATGTACAGATCGCCTTAATACCTTTAGTCACAACACCGGCACGGTTTATTGCAGCAATATCATAATCAATGTTATGGCCGATTAAGTATTGAACATCATCTTTTGGAAGTTGGAACTTCGTAAAAGATGGGCATTTCTCAAGATCCTCATCAACAATGTGGTGCACAGCCATTGCAGCTATAGAAATTGGTTCACTTGGCTTATAACGTTTAGTGAAATCAAACATCGTTTGCATGATTGGAATATCAGTTCTGAAGCTGGGAAAAATGACTTCAATAGCAGCTGCTTCAATGATATCGCCATGCAGTTTATGGGTTTCAGTATCAAAAATTAGTGCTGTCATTAATATTCTCCAAAGACCAGTATTGATGTGCTCACCAAAATTGAGAAAATCAGATTGAAAAACATTGCATTTTTAAGGTTGAACTGCATGTGTTTTCCCTACTTTACCTTGTTTATCAAGCTCACATCGGCATTGACCAATCCGAAAATAATCAATTGGTCCTGGTGCTTCCTTTGGAGTCATTTCATATCTGTATAGAACATAGGTTCTTACACGAGTTTTAACGGTGATTTCATCACCTTTAATTTCAGTGATTGTGCCGTTATGTGCTTTTTGACTAACGGCAATTTTCCCCTGATACACACCTTCTCTTTTTTGGATCATGAAGTTGACTTCATCACCTACTTTGTAAGATTCAAAATCAGGAAGTTTTAGGCCACCACACTTGCAATGATATTTAGACATGGCTTTCATTCTCCCAATCAAAATCTTCGCCAAGCTGTTCGCTATTATCTGTATCAATTAGGATGATCGAAATAATTTCGTATTCTTCTAGACGTTTAACAGTTGCCATTTTTTCAAATGCATCTTTAAGACTTTCAAAGTTTCCAATCAAAGTTCTGATTTCTGAAACAGCACAAGCCCCAAGCAATGAAGCTGCTTTTTGTTGAATTGGGCTATTTGATAAATCTTTACGAATACGTACCTGGTATTTTTTTGTAGACATGGTTATCCCTCCTTAACTTCTTGACGTTTTTCAGCAATACATTCTTCTAAGTGCTGAATGCATTGTTGCTTAGAGTTAAAGGGCCCTTGCCAACATTCATTAAAATGGATATCCCACTCAACTAAACCGTGCTCTTCGTTACGGTCGATTTGAACAGTTCCAAAGAATGGAACCTCATAAGCAAACCAATGTTCATTATCATCAGTGCCAAATTTGATTTTGGAGTTCTGCGCTGCCACTTCAGCTTTATAAACACCTTCAGCATGTTTAATAAGATTTGCTACAGGTGTGCCTTTCATGAACCATGTTTGATCAATCATGCAGTCATTTTGAAGCTTTAAATTTTCTATCTGCTCCTGATAGGCCTTTAATTGATTTTCTTTGTATTCCCAGCATGCATGCGCCAAAAATGCATCACGATCTTCAAGCAAACCATTTTTATCTACTGTGAAATCTGCATTTTCTTCGCCTACTAATTCTATGTAATATTCTTTGAACTTTGGATCGACTGAATATTTCATGATTGAGCCTCCAAGCCTTGTTCTTTACGAGCTTTGGCTTCTTCTACTGAGTGAAGTTCTTCAGCAATTTTTATCGCAATTTGAGCAGCATCAACCATGTTTTTTGCCAAGATCCATTGCACACGGAAATAACCACCTAAACTGTTTGATTGATATTTACCATCTTTATCAAATCGGAAGTTAAAAGGTATTCTGATTTCAATCTCAATTAAGAATTCAAAATCACCGCAAGCACGGTGAAAGTCTTGCAATACTTCGCCTGCATAATGTTTTATGTCATTATTTTCACGTATTTCCTTTAATGTTGATTTAAGAGCTGGACATTGCTCGAGTAGTAGGGAGCTTTGCCATTCTTCATAGGCATCATCAAGAAACTCTTGGAATTTATCAGACACCTGTTCTGAACTAGATGCCAAAAGAGTAGGAATATGAAGGATAGTGTCAAAAGTGACATTTGAATCCCACATGTCGCTGATTAGTTGACGTGGAAATGGTTTGATTTCCGCTTGAGTGGTTTCTACGTTAGAATCGTTTTGCATAATTGCTCTCCGGTGATTGTGTGGCACATACAGAAGTGGCCGCTTCTGTATGTGTGCTAGTAATTAGAAAAATGAATGTAATTTTTGCTTTGTTGCTGAAGACAAGGCTGAAAGAAGTACTAACTTAAATAGCATTTCAGCTGCCCGATCTTTTCCTGCATTTGATTCTTTTTCGGTGTTTTCTCCTTCAAATTCTGGAAGATTCAAAGTTTCATAAAATTCATCTTTGTAAGCCCATTGATGAATATTTGATACTCTTAAATCCCCAGCTGGTGAATGCCACTCTTCACAGCTTGAGCAATATCTAACTGGTGAAGTCATACTGCCATCTTTAAAAAAGACAACTAAAGTTTTGTCTGATTCAGGCAGTTCTGTTGGCCCCTTAAAAATTGATGGTTGTTGCATAGATATGCTCTCCTTAATAAATGGGATTAATCCTGTTGTGATGTTGGTTTTTCGAAGATCCAACACCGTTTTGTTGAATTGGTAATTTTGCTTTGTATGGCTTTGTTGGCTTCAATGAAGCGGTAATGAAGGCTATGACGAAGCGCATTCTGAAGCTCATTTACTTCAGGGAATGCATAACGATAATCCGCTGCGACCTTATATAAATGAGCAAAATTGATGGCCATAATGTCTGACTTAGCCGAGTGGTTTACGACGCTATCTGCATGTTCAACTTTTCGTATGGAGTCTTCCATTTCTTCAATCGTGTTCCAGAAGTTCTGAACAATAACTGGATCTGACTTGAGGACTTTGTCACGGCTCTGAGCCATCTTGATAAATTCTTCAGTCACCTGTTTTTGTACTTGTGCCGGCACTTCAATTACATGACGGCACATCGCATCAAATAGAGACATAAGCTGGGCATGGTTGTGAACAATACGAGAGCTTTGGATGTTGTATTGTTCCTGGTGCAACATCGCATCATATTTTTCATAGCCAATATTGAAGGCATCTAAAATGTCTTTTTCTTTGCTTAAACATTGCAGAATGAATTGGCTAACATTCTCAGGTTCATATTTTGATAAGTTGCGTGAGGCGTGGAGACTGGCTTTACTTAACTGATCTTTATAAAAATGAACATGGACAATACGGCCCATAATCGCTTCAGATGCTAGTACTTCAGCATTCTGGCTAATAATTAAAGTGCCCATAAACAGTGGTTCGTATGTTGTATTACCACCTGCCTTTACACCCATGGCACCTAATGAGCCACCGTCGTACATGGTTTTGCACATATCCCAGTTGAACTGCTTAGATGAATTTTCACCTTGGCGATCTGATTCAATAAATACGACTGGAAGGTTGGATACTTGGCGTAAAGTACGGATTAAACCCGCTTTGGATGTTTTAGTAGGATCTAAACCCTCATAGTTTACCCTTCCAAACAACTTCCATAGGAAAGTAATCAAAGTTGATTTACCTGTACCGGGTTCACCTACTAGTTCAACGAATGGAAATGACTTATGTGTTTTGCGGATCTGCTGAGCGTATAAAGATCCAAAAAATGCTGTTAACCCGATTAAACCTTTAACGCCATAAGCGTCAATGAAGTCTGTAACCCAGCGCTGTTGATACTCCTCTTGGCTCTTATTTATTTCCAATGCAAATGGAGCATTACACTTTAGGTTGGTATGGCGTGGTAGCTCAAAATAATCTTCTTTATTGATCGTATATTGTTTGCCACTTTGGTATGCCAACTCTCCTAAAACATAGGTTTTTTGTTCTGCGTGATATCCCACATAATCAATAAGCTGAACACGTTTAATATCCTTGAGCTCCCGCTTTAAAAAAGCGAGTAATTGCTTACTGTTACCTTCATAAAAAACACCAGGTGCAACATGTAAAAGTCGCTTACCAAACTCTGGAGCTGAAGAGATGTGGGAAGGACTAAATGTATTTTTAATCGTCTTCGCACCACGCGGAAAATCTATTTGGAAGTAATAATCTGCTTCATCAATTTCTTTTTGGTATTGGTAGTAAAGCCCATGTGGTCGGCATTCCATCATAATTTCTACATCTGCAGCATGCTGAATAGCTGCTTCACGACGTTCAGATGTAGCTTGGTCTTTTTCCTCTTGTGCCCAATCTTCATTATCACTCGGCTCAAAATCGATACCTTTCATGTAGTCATCGTATTTATCCATGTTTAATTTGAACCAATAAACACAGTTATTAAAATCAAATGGAAATGACTTAGTACCGTAACGCTTGTAGATAAGTATGCCTTTATCCACAGGCTCCTCAGCGATTAATAAAGAACCATAGTATTTATATGTTTCTATATCCGAGAATTTAAGACGATCTTGTTTATAAAGGTCATTCCAGTCTGTTTTTTTACGCCCACTAGGAGGAAGTGCAGCTTCAGACTCGAAGCCGAGTTCTTCAGCTAAAGCTATGTTTTTTCTTATACCCTCATGCCCAGCATTATCGTTGTCGTATGCCCACACAAGCTTTGGTAATGGCAGCTCTTGTTCAGCACATTTCATTGCAATGTGATTGAGGAAAATTTTAGGGTAATTTCCAGCAGATAAAGCTGAAAAGCTAGTAATGCCTGATAACCAAAGAGCGATCGTGTCAAAGATACCTTCAGTAATCCAGATCTCTTTTGACTCGATGTAGTTTGTATTTGGTGTCATCCATGCATGGCCTGCTGAAGACCATTCTTCTTTAAATGTGGTTTTTGGCAAAACGCCTTGTTCATCTAGAACACGCTGCCACCATCCTGGATTCCCTTCTTCATCTGTGATTGGGAATCTTAATGTAATAGAAGTGGTTTTCTTAGGCTTATAACGGGTAATACTTTCTTGTGTGTATAGACCCTTTAATGGTTCTAGAGGGAATCCACGACCTTCGACAAGGTAAGCGTTTACAGTTTTATTCGGATCTTCAGGAGTGGGTTCAAATCGTTTTTCCCATTTTTCAAATAATTCAGGGAATAAATCACGAATGTGGTTTTCTTTACCACATTCGTTTTTACGTGGGCAGAAAACTACCCACGGTTCCTCAGGATATACCCAAGCTGATGCTTCCTTGTGGTTACAGTCTGGGCATCTACCACGCAATTTATCGTTGCCCTTAACTTTGAAGCCGTAGACATCTTTTAACTTCTCTACTACTAAAGCTTTGGTTTCTGGAAACATCATTTTCAATAAACTGCCTTAAAATAAATGCCGATTGGTTTTTCTAAGTTCCTGCCCTGCTAATTTTCCAAGTAATTCTTGGATCCTTTCTCTGGCAAGGTACTCAATGGTTTCTTCAATAGTTGGTAGACCTAGGGCCTTTTGCACTTCCTGTACAATTTCCTTCTCTTTATCCGAAAGAGCGATTTCTTGTGTGGGCATCAATTCAGCTCCTAGAAAGGTGATCTGATGCGCCTTTTTTTAAGTAACTGTCTAAGCTAAAGTTATCTTGAATGTCTTCTGCAATTAGCAATGCTAATGCCTGTTTCATTACAAGCTGGCGCATGATTACACCAGGATTAACACCAGTAAGCCGTGAGACAATTTTAAAAAGATCAGACTCATCATTAGTCAGATTGACGTTGTAACGGTTATCCCGTTTTTGTTTCTTCAAACTCATTGGTTTTGGTCCTCATTGTTTGGAGTTTGCTTTTTACCCAAGTAATAAATTCTTGCGATGACACTTGAGCGACTGGAATCGGTTTCCTCTACTTCTTGATCGATTGCCTTAACTTCCTCTTTTGGTAGATAGACAATGCATGGAATACGTCCACCACTGATCTTTTTTGATCGGGAACGATTAGAAGGTGAAGTTTCTGTACTCATACAGTATCCTACGGTTATAGTGATGTGCTACGAATCACTATAGCATAAATATTTAGTCTTTCAATATATATCGGTGAAATATATGTCCGAAAATTTGGCTGTAGAGATTACACAAAGGTTCACAGAAGAGCTGGAGCGTAAAAATTTGAGAGCAAAACCGCTTTCACGCAGTATCGATGCCCATGAAAATACGTTAGGTAACTATGTCCGCAACAAAGTGCCAGATCAGTGGGTTTACCTAGCAAAACTACAAAAACAGGGAATAGATATCCGTTATGTATTGCTTGGCATTGATCCAGACTTTAGTGGTCTTACAAGTGAAGAAAGTTTGTTATTAAAAGCATATAGACAGCTTAGCCCTGAAGCTCAGGAAGCTTTACTACGTTTAAGTTCTGTTTATGCGAAAGAAGTCGAAAATAAAGAATGATCAGCCATTAAAAAAGCCCACCTTTTACAGTGGGCTTTTTATCTATTCCTCTAACTTTTGCTGAACTATTTGCAATCGTTGCTCTAAGTCCATTAATTTGTAAATTAGATCATTTCTTTTATAAATTACATCTCTATTTTCAGACCCAGTTTCTAATGAATTACGCCAAATGCGTAAAGCACTTAAAGCCATGTCTAAGTTCAATTCTGCATCTTTATCTAAAAGTTCCATATTTACCCCATTAGCAATTTGATTTAATTGAAATTGCCAAACCCGTACCTCTGTGTTGTTCCAGATCGAGCTAATAATGGTGTGTTCTCCATTAAACTTAGGATAAATAAGATCTTTTAGCGACGAATTTAATAACTTTATATCGATTTTTTTGAATGAACGATTAGTTTTTGACAGTTCTTCAATCAAATCATTAATTTGATCGGGGGAAATTGATAAGAATCCCTTATCAGTCTGGTGGTTAAAAAGGATTTGACTACTGGTCACACTGTCTATGAGCAAAAATAATTGTTCGCAGAGTAGACGGCTTTTTTCATTGGTTGCCTGAACCCGTGGTGCAATGGGCACGTAGGGAATAATATTTTCGTTCATCATCATTCCCCTTAGCGACCGACATCAATCATGGTAGGTTGGCTACTTGTAAATATCCAACAACGAATCGTTTTACGTTCCAACCTGCTCTGAATTGCAATATTGTGTTCCAGATACTTAGGATATGGCGGTTTACTGTGAGGTAAAGTCTGAATTAGATCTGGGCGTTTAAACAGATTGGGGAATAGATCTAGAACTTGTGTGAGGTTAATCGCAATCTGATCGGTTCTATTACTATGATTAAAGTTGTGAATGCCATGTGTGTACATACTTGACCAAAATGACTCAAGTGAATTTGCAACATTTGGTGCAATCTGATCATTTTCGCCCAAACTTAAGCAACTAATCGGAAGATGTTCACGAACAATACGCCCTCCTCTAAACCAGATCACCTCGGCAATATCATCAAAAATATTATTTACCGTTAGGTTCGGGCTACCTGAGCGTAATTGAACTACCGAGCCAACTTGTATTGTTTGCAATTGATTTCGCTGTTTTAAGAGCAGCTCTGCCATTTGGTTGAAAGCCTTTATATAGGCTTCTTTAATCTGAGCTGCTTTTGCACCTGTAAAACCCATCGCAAGGAAAATAAAGCCGTCTTTAGTCATTTCATACATTGGACGGGATTTTCCTTGCTCATCTAAATAATCAGCCGACGCAAAATTGCGTTCGCTAAACTCAGTTGAACAATCAATATTTTTTATTGCCCGAATAATGTCACTGTGGCGCTTTCCAAATACTTCGGCAACTTTAAGACTATCAGTTTTGATTTGATCATTTTGAATGAATACAGCATTTTGTAATTCGAGTGTCGTCATTAGCTTACCCCCCTATGAATAATATAGAGAATGTAAACGCGACCATACAAATAAATGCAGAGCCTTCATAGAGGTTTTTGAGGAGTTTGGAACGTTTGATTTGCTTTTGGCGTTTTAAAAACGCTTCTAAATCAAGGATAGGTGTGTGCTCGATGACATGAATAGATTTTTTCATGGTGAATACTCTAGTAAGTTCTTTGCAAACCTACCGCCATCACTTTCCTAGGGTAATGGTGGCAGACCGAACAAGGCTAGGAAAACCGTACTAGAGAACGGCCAGCGCGAAGCTGCCCTGCCCGATCTACCATAGAGAGTCTATCAGATCAGACATTTTAGGCAAAAAAAAGCCGCTATGAGCGGATATTTTCTGCTCTCTAGTACATTTAACAAGTTTCCTAGGCTTGTACACAGATTTTGCTGTGCTTTTCCATATTGCCGATAGTGAATCGTTATGTCAATATAGCAATGTGCTATTTTTTATTTAATCAGGTGCAGTATGGAAAAACGTAAACGCGTCTTTACTGTGGAGAGTGTCCGTCGTCTCAATCAAATGCTGCGTGATAATCCTGGTATCACGGCAGAAGATATTCCATTGTCTGCGGAAGGTCGAAAAGTTGTTCGTAACTTTAAACCAGATATGGATGCAGTTAATGCAGCTTTCAATAAGGCTATGCAAGGGTTATGAGTCAAACTCCTGACCCTAAATATAGCTGGGTATTTCAAAAGCTTACTGAAAATGATCAGGGATACAATCTTGAAAGTATTGTTGCCTACACAATTTATAAAAAGCACAAGATAGATTTTATTAATCAAATAAAATCACGCCATCAGCGGGACCCAAACGATCAAGAATGGGAAACATTTCACACACAATGTGAACTTGACTCATCTTTAAAAGGTTATCGAGATCAAGCAAATATAGTCGTTAGTAATCTTTTAAATGTTGCATTAAGTTCCGAAATAGCAGCCCTTGAAGACCAAGCACTGCTTGATTCAAAAGTTAAAGCCCAACTGGAAATAGTTGAAACAAAAGTGAATACAATCAATGGGTTTATAACAGAAAAACAAGGAGTTGGGTGGTGGTTTAGTGAAGTTGGTAAAAACTTTCTTGTTAATATTCTAACCATCTTTTTAATTGGTGGATTTGCAACCTTTGTCTTAAATTTCAATAAAGTTTCAGACTGGTTTGGAAAATTCTTCGAGTAGATTACATATAAAAAATCAGATTTTTAGTCCTTATCTGTAGAAAATATCTAGTGCGAAATCTAGGATTTGTTAATCGTGATTATTGTCTTTTATAAAATTTTTAATAATAGGTTTTATTAATGCATAAATTATTTTTGGGATTGTTTTTTTTATTAGCAACATCTGTATGTTCTGCACAAGATGCTATTCAAGTTGTTTTTGGAATGAAAATTAAAGGTGTTGAGTTCGTCTATCCATTTGATGAAAAAAATGATTTGAATCACCAATTAGGTAGACCTAATCAATACATAGAAAAAGTTTCATGGCCAGATCCTGAAGTCGACCCCAAGTTTGAAAGTGATGGTTATTATGATAGTGATATACCGCCTGAAAAATTTGTTGGTGGGACTATTGAAAAATTTAGAAACCAAGCAGATTTAAATAGACGTTATAACTATATAAAAAGTGTACATTTGGCAATGCCAATGACTAATCAATACATGTATAAAAAAGGACTATTTTTACTTCGTTTGGACAGAGAATTTACGCCTGAACAAGCTAAAGAATATGAGATAAAATTTTATAAAACTGTTAAATAGGAAATTATATGCAAGTCATGATCAGGGTTTTAGAAGCTAGAAAAATAGAGCACGGTTGTAATTTGCTTGCAGTGATAAATAAGAAAGGAGAAGTCACCAATCTTTATGATTACAATGGTAATGAATTAAAAATTAATATCTTACGCAATGAGGTTTATTACAATAAGATTTGGTGGACGTTCCCCTCAAAAATAGAAAACTTTTAATTAAATTCTAAGCTATTTTCATTATGTTTTTCCCTATATCCAGCCAGCCACATTTGAGGAGCTTCTGCCCAACTCATTAAGTACAGAACCTCTGGTACATTGTTAGATTAATTAACGTATTAAAATTTAAGAGAACGTCTAAATATCAAGTAACTCAATCATTTCAAAAATTTGTTTGCCCAATAAAAGAGCCTGTTCAGTATCTTTGTGAGTTATATGATATTGCAATTCATAATCAGCATTTGATCTTAATAATCTTGCCTGACGCAACTGTGTTGCAATTTTAGCAACTAATTTTTGTTGATCTACTGAAGAACACTTTTTGTACTTAAAGGTGTTAATGAGGGCTTGATGTACACTAGGATTTGATTTGTCTAGATCATAGAAAAGACGATTCTCTACCTCACTCAAAACATAACCATAAATACCATAATATGCTCTATTTATCAGCATCCTAGCTACAATTTCATCACAATTTTTAGGATCAAAAAAAGACTCAGCATGCTGAAATATATCTCGTGCTTTAACTGACATTGAATATCTATACCCTCTATGCAGCTATCGCATCATGACTTGCAACAACAAACATACACATAAATTTATTCCATACATCAATTAAACCTCTCGAAAAAATTTCGTCAAAAATTTCATCATTTAACTTAAAAACGGTTTCGATATCTGTATATAAAGGAATAATATTTACTATTTCATCATCTGAAGCTTTGATTCTAACAAGAGAATTTGATCTTACTTTGTTATTAAACATAAGCTGAAATGCTAGGTTTGAAACTTGAAGAGCATCATTCCATGAGATATTCAGATTCTCTAATTTTGATGCAACTTTCTGTATTTCTAAATAGAACTCTTGCTGAATTTGATTGATATGCGGATATCCAGAATACATATCAAACAACTGATTTATTTCATCTATAAAATTTTTATTGAATCTATCTAAAGCGAGTCGACTTAATTTCAGCATAAGATCGATATCTGTTATATAAAAATCTATATGTGATTTCACAAGCTCGTATAACTCCTCAAGTTGCCCTTGATTCATTAAACATGCGGCATAGTTATTTAGAAGTGTTCGGTCTGTAGGTAATAAATTTATTGCTATATCAAAACAGCGAATCATTTCTGCCACTTCATTTGCGTAATAATTTGCCACGCCTTTTACATGCCAAGCGTGAGCAGCATCAAATGAAATAAGCTTATCAGCTTGATTTAGAAATCTAGCTAGTGCAAATTCAGACAATACCCGACCTTTTGGTAAGTTTGATAACTCTCCCAATAGTTTATCAATTTGGGTTTGTGGCTGAATTAACATAAGTAATTTCTTTTATACTCAGTATCTAGATCAATAGATTGTACATTATATAAAAATTGACCACTAGAAGAATTACAAATTGTAGAAATCGGCCCTAGTTAAATTTTTTCCTGCAGCTGCTCATATTCAGCTAACCAATCTAAGCGATTAAATCCCCCTTCATTAAAATTTGGATAAATGCCTGCAATAAAAAAACCTTCTTCATGTGCTGTCTTTTGATAGGTATGGGCAATGATATTTACGTAATCACATTTAAGGTTCTTTAAAGCTTCATAAGCTTCATGTGCAATTGAATGGTCTGGTGTGACATTGATCATGGCTTAACTTCCCAATTCTCATCATTTGTTGCTTTTAACTCTAATAAAGTAGGTATATGAATCTTCGGATCTGGTGCTGCACTTGGAGAAATAGTGTGTGTAATTTCAATATGCCCGCCACAAGTAAAACCACAAAATAAGTTCGGGCAAGTGAGCCAAACATCTTTAAGTAAAGGATGTCTTTGTTCACTTGATCTGATCTTCAAATTGGTACTTTTACAGTGTGGACAGGTTATTTGAGGGCGGGAATTGTTCTTGTTAATTTTGTTATAGTTATCTGGTGAATTCATTCGGTACTTCCTAAGAACATATTTATATATATTTTAAATTAAAAGAACAAATATTTGTTCTTTTTCTATATTTTTTATAGTATTTAGTTGGTTTTTCTAATGCAGAAAAATATATGCAAAATTTAAAATGCCAATGTTGTTTTAAATTATTGGCTAAAACAAAGGGATTTGATCACTTTGAGATTAAATGCCCTCGCTGTAAAACATTAAATACATTCCAGAGCACCTTGAGTGCCTTACCTGAATGCCCAGAGCGTCAAACACCAGGTAAGATTCATGACACAAAACCTCTCACCTCAATACAATCCTAGTGGCCATAGTTTCAGTGGTTGGCTCGGCGGTAAATCACAACTAGCTAGAACAATCATTGATATGCTTCCAGAACATAAAACATATGTTGAAGTCTTCGGCGGAGCAGGATGGGTTCTATTTAAAAAAACCCCTTCTACTGTAGAAGTTATTAATGACATCAATAACGATCTGATTAACCTGTATCGCATATTAAAATTTCACTTTGATGCGTTTTTAACTGAATTTGAATTATTGTTATTTTCACGTACTCAATTTGACGATTTTAAACGTGACCAATCTGGTCTTACTGATATTCAAAGAGCAGTGAAGTTTTATTATTTATTACGCTCTGCCTTTGGTTGCCAATTAGATGGCTCTTTTACCTATTCAAAAGATAGAACGAACCGCATGCGCCTGGGCGAACGTCTACGTGAACATCTGCTTTCTATCCATGAACGTTTGCAAAATGTAGTCATTGAAAATAAATCTTATGATTATATTATCAACCGACTTGATGGCCCTGATACTTTGTTTTATTTGGATCCTCCTTATTGGGATTGCGAAAATGTTTATGGGAAAGGTATCTGGTCCAAAGAGGATTTTTATACTTTAAAGGACCTGCTAGACAAAATTAAAGGAAAGTTCATTTTAAGTTTGAACGATGTGCCTGAAGTGAGAGAACTGTTTAAGGACTATCAAATGACACATCGTAAAATCCGTTGGTCTGTTAACTCAAAAGCTGCTCATGAAGATCATAATGGCAATGAGTTGATCATTTATAACTTTTGATCTGTTTTGACTTGTTCAAGCATATCTTTCTTAGCATTAAGGCGTGGTAATTCACGCTTTAATCGTTTTTCAGCAGCCACTTTACTTGGAAATACACGATCAATGACTTTTGGATTAGTTTGATCCCCCAAGGTTACCCAATATCTCGGGCTTTTGTTTTGGCCGATTGTGTATTGTGTTTTTAAACCTGTGTAAGCCTTCTGGTCTAACTCATTATGCGCTGTAAATTTACCAGTCTCGAGATCCAATAGCGCATATTCACGATCTAGGCGTTGCTGTGCTCCAGCTTTAGTTAAATAAAGATATGAAAAGTGCTTAGGGTTTGATTGATCACCTTTCGTCAGTTTTACAGCCTTATCCCCTTCTTGATAATAAACCACAACACCAGTCCATTTTTTATCTTTCTCGGAAACAAATTGGTCTTCAAATAGTTCAGATACATCGTCTGCATCTGGGAAAAAAACTTCAAGTTGAAGATCAGTTGTATATCCACCTGAACTGTCCAGTGTGTCTGTGATCGTTGTTCCAAGCCAGTAAATTTCGTCAATCTGCTCTTTGATTCCAATAAACAAGAAAGTTTGTTCCGGGACAAGATCTGGTATTCCTCTGGCCAGTTTATAACTGAGTGTTTCTGCTGTACGTTTAAAGTGGTTGAGTTTGGCTCTAGCAGCCAAAGTCGCGGTTTGTTTATCACGATGGATATGCCGTAGTTCTTTTATATTCTGGTTAGATTGATCACCAACAATCACTTCAAGTTTTTTGGCCAGCTTATCATCATAATAAAATGCACGAATTGCAGTGACTTCTTCCCCCCCATCACTATAGCTATAACGATGTTCATCGCCCTTTGTCCTGGTCAAAACAAAAGTTGGAAGCTCTTGGCCAGATATCGTTTGGCTTTTGCCTTTTGGCATAAAGAGTAATGTACCGTTTTTGATGGTAGCTATAGCATCGTGCTCATCTGCTAAACGAGTCAGTAAATTTGCATCTGATTCATTTTGATCGATATGAATAATTTTATGTTTGGCCAGTTCTTCAGATACTTGGTCATTAAGATCATGTTCGATTGCGATCTTTCTAATCAGATCCCCCAAAGCAATATCATCAAAGCTACGTTCCTTTTTTTGCTTTAAAGATTTTTTCATATCTGCGCTGGTCGCACGGATCCGAAGTGTATCCGGTGCTCCGCCATGCTCAACTTCTTTAACGATGTAGCTACCTTTATAAACAAGTCCAGAATGCTGCCAACCAAGCCATGCTTGTATGACCGCACCCTTACTTGGGATTTCAAGTAATCCATCATGATCGGACAATGTTAAATCAAGCGTATCAACCTCAAAACCACGTTTGTTTTCAATACGCATTTGCCCTAAGCGATTGTTGACCTTTGATGAGATATCTACGCCATCAACAACAAGTTTATAAATAGGAACAGAACTCGCCTGCAGTACATCATCAACAACTGAATTTATTGCGGAAATAAGGGTCATAATAAGCCTATCAATTTACCTGCAGCATTACCGATTAGAGTTCCTGGCTTCTGTCCTTGTGTCAGCTTTAAACTAAACTCAATTTTTCGAGGAGTACCATCTGTAAAAAAGTAAGTTTGTGTTTCTTGCAAATCATCAATGTGATAAAGCCCAAAAACTTTACCTGTTCCTGCGATAAGCGGAAAATTTTTACCTGTATCACCCATAGCACGTAAAGCAGTGATACTCATCTGAGAGCCAAACTCCGGCACAATACTTCCTTCTAAGGTAATCGTATCTTCCCCCCTACCCACAAACTGATAGGCTGGCATTTCACCAACACGTGAATTACTTGGATGCCGCCAATTGGTACTGCGTTGTAACTGCTGGTAAACCGCAGTCGGGATACTAAACGGGAACATACCCAATATCATCATCATGTGATTTACTCCTGATCTGCCATGATTGTGCGTACACGTGACAATTTATCGCGTTGTAATCGATTAATTACTTGTTCAATTTGACGTTCAAGATCCTGAACCATTTGTCCTGGTGCAGCATGAATATGAATCGTGTAAGTGTCTCCAGCCACAGCCAATGAAGACTGACGACTTGATGTTAAATTTGGTGCGGTTTGTATTTTAGAAATAACTGGAGCAGCAATATCAATCTGATCCATAGCTGGCGATTGAGCTTTATTGGTGAACAAATTAAGAACTTGATTATATTTGTTCTTTAACTCTGGAAAGGCTTGAGTTAAACCCATGCCAATACCACCAACAACGTGCCCACCCAATTCGGCCATCACACGGGATGGAGAATGGATCTCCATTTTTTTTGTAAAAAAGCTTGGAACGTAACTGGTGACTTTACTCCAGACAGTTTTTAGTTTTGCAAAGCCTGACTTAATACCATTGATTAAACCATCGATGATATTTGCCCCAAAATTGAAGAACTTACCTACTAGCCCAGCTACAGTATTTACCAAACCTGCAAGCCATAAGCCAAAAGCCTTCCCACTATTTGTGGCACTATCGAGCTGTTGTTTTGTGGCTTGAAATGGTTGAAACAACTGGCTTACCCATTGCCATGCTGTCTTAAATGAGTTAATGAGCCAATCCCAGACAGGTTTTAAGGGAGCTAATGCGGATCCTAATGTTTGAAATAATGGAGCAAAAGCTGCACTTAAAGGTGCTATGCCTTCTGTTAGACCTTGCCAAAATCCTTGAAAAAAAGCTTTGATCGGTTGCCAGTATTTATAAATAAGAAATGCAGCGCCTGCTATACCCGTAATAATTAAGCCAATTGGGTTCATAAGCAGTGCACGACTTAAAAATAATACACTTTGAGCAGCAACTCGTGCACCTGTTGCTAAAGCAGCAAACATACCAACGGCTCCACCACTTAAAACAGACCATAAACCTAATACTGCATTTCTGAGCAATATTTTAGATGCTCCGAGTAATCCATTGGTTCTGATCGCTATAGAAGCTGCAAAAACATAATTCCTTAAGGCAACAACTGCATTTGTAGTTAGAGCTGTTGCAAATGCCCATACTCCACGTGCTGCGTTGACAAATGATGTATATAAACCGGCTCCAAATGTTTTTGTCATCATCCAAGCATTTGTTATTGCTATTTTCATGACACTAGGTAATTGTCTGAGACTTGAAATAAAGCCCTTTGGACTACTCGCTAACCAAGCTGTAGTTAAGCTAGTTCTTAAAACACCAGATAATGCAGAAACTTTAGATATCACTGATGAGAATCGGGTAGTTAATGCTATAGATGAAGTGCCTAGTCCACTAAATAGTCTAGTTAAGAGCCCTCCTTGCACACCCAATGTCGCCATCATAAGTCGCAAACTTAACATGCTTAAAATGAGTGGTGAGAAAACTAGAAGTAAGCCACCAATAGCGACTAAACCACCAGCTATCAATAACAGGCCAGTGCCTAATGCTTTTGCTAATGTCGGGTTCTGTTGCATCCAGCCTGTAAAACCTTGCATAGCATTCGATGCCATGATTAATGCTTGTGTATAGATCGGTAAAATAGTTTGGCCAAACTGTAAATATGCATCGTGAAGTTTTGCTCTTGCTTCTAATTCTTTACCAGACGTTGTTCCCTGGGCTTGCGTATTCAATTGATCAATATTGAATGCACCTTCATTCAGCTTGGCATTTTTATGAATCTGATCACGTTGCATGTACATTTGTGCAAATAGATTTGACGCAGTACGGTTACTAAAAATACTACCGATCGCATCAATGACATCACTTTCTTTAGTTATACCTTTGGCATTCAGTGCCGGCACTAAGACTTTCTCCATCCATGCGAACTGATCTTTCTTAAAGAGATCTGCACCTTTAATCGCGCCAATATCTAAATATGATAAATCTCCGGTCTTGTTATGCTTAACTTTAGAATAGTCACCAATAAGACCAAATTTATCGAGATTTGCAGCTGCTCGTTGTGTTGTTCTGCCCTGGTATAAATTCTGATAAGCCGACATCATTGATGTACCTACACGATGTCCACCCATTTCCTGAACTAAAGGCTCCATTTTGTAATAGAACGCCTTGTTATCCATGCCCTTGGCAGCGATACCACCCGTCTTGATTACATTGAGCCACTCTTCAGCTTGTACACGTCCACCTGTAGCTGTAATCACTTGTTGAATAATATTGGCTTGTTCCTGAAATGATTCTTTGCTCTTTAAACCATTACGCATTTCGATGACTTTAAGCATATCCATGAATTTTTTTTCATTTTCTACACCGTGGTCACCATACATGGCTTCATTTGCAAATTTCATTTTAGCCAGTGTTGGAGCTACCCATTGGGCATGATGTACATCACCAAAAGCTGTGACACCATCACGCACCAGGGTTAAATTATCTAGCGTACTGGTACCAAAAGTTTTCATTGCCTTAGCGTATTGAATTGCTTCATCTGTAGCTTTTTTCCCAAAGCCTAGTGATGCGATACGATTTTCTTCAACATCTACCCGTTTGGATTCATCAATTGGTTTACGCATTTGATATAAGGCAGCGGTACCAGTTGCAGCCATACCTGCTCCATACATGGCTGCAGTCCGTACATTACCCGTCATCTTGCTATGTGATTTTTGGAAACGGTTTAGGTTTTCCAGCTTATTTTTTTGACTGTCGATCGATGTATTGGCTGCATTAATTTTTTCTTTTAATTCCTGTTGCTGATCAGCAAAATTTTTTGACTTTAGACCAGCATTGTTCAGTTCATTTCTGAGTTCAATTAGACGTGGTCGACCTTCAGTTACAACCTTGGTTAATTGCTTAACTTGTGTTTCTGCCTTTTTTAGTTCTTTTGTTAATTTAGCATCTGGATTTACTGCTAATTGCTCACGCAGTGACTGTACTATTTTTTTATTACGTTCTAGTTCAGTAGAGGCTTGTTTAACATCCTCTTTAAGCTTTTTAAATGAATCGAGTTGCCTTTGTTGGTCATTAAGTCGTTTTAATTCATCACGCGTATTTTTTAATGCTTTGGAAGCAGCATTGCTACTTCCAATCATTAACTTGAGAGCTGGACTTAAACTATCTTTTGATCCAAACAGGACTTCAAGTTTTAAGGGTTTCATTCGGCATCATTTCCATTACGATCAATGGCTTTTTGATGCCATTGCATCAGTTGACTGATTGACATATCTCTATAGGCTTGAGGTGGCCAATGAAAGACCACCGCAATGTTTGCTATTGCATCGTCTACTGTTGGCGTAATACTTGAACACGTGTTGATTTCGGCTGCAAAAAAAGCATGATCACCCCACCAATTTGAGCCAGATCAGCGGGTTCAAGTTGATTAATCTGAGATTTGGTTAGCTCAGGAGTACAAATACGGGGAAGGACCGTACAAATAGAAATTACATCACCTTGTAGAAGGTCTGCGATTTTTACCCCCTGCAAAGCTTGTACATTTGGCTTACGGATCTCTAATGATGGAATTTCTAAATTACCCATCAAGAGTGGTTTTTCCAGATCTACTGTCTGAATATCAGGGTTAATAGCTGCTGTGTTTTCTAGTTGCTCTAAAGTTTGCATGGTGAAGCTCCAAAAATTTTATAAAAAAACCTCTGCTCATGGGACATGAACAGAGGGATGGAAAGTTAAATTAAACCGATGTTGGCACGGTGCTTTTCGAGTCGATCCACACCACCCACATTTTCTTTGATACCAGGAATATCAATCTCAATGACAACTTCACCATCGATCGTGAGTTTGTAATAAGACCAAATAGTCTTTACTGTTATTTCAGTATCATCACCAGCTTTAGCATTACCAAAATCAATTTCTTCGTGACGACCACGAATTACGATTTCGACCGCAGTAGTTTCACCTGTATCATCCCGCTGATATGAACCAGCAAAACGTAAACCGATATAAGAAATGGTTTCAGCACCAAACTGTTGTAAAACAATTTTATCGATACCACCGAGTTTCCATGTCATCTCAATCGCATCATCGCTAAGACCTAAATCGACCTTAACGTTGCCATTTAAGCCACCGCCTCGCCAGTTTTCGAGTTTACGGCCTAGTTTCGGTAACGTTACTTCACCAGTTTGGCCAAGATATGAATTACCTTCGTTATACAGGTTTGAGAGTTTTAATTTGCTTGGTAGAGCCATGATCTAGTCCTTATCCTGCGGTTACACGCGAAGCAAAGTCGACCAAGTAGCGGTCAGTAATGCGTTGTCGTAACACTAAGTTTTCAAGTGGTGGAACAGGTGTGTAGTCGTAGTCGATATAGAACTTGCCTGACTTGAGTACTTCTTTTGTATTGATGACTGGATCTAACCAACACTCACCACCGAGTAAATAATTGCTTTGAGTCATTTCACGCATTTTGGCGTTAATGCCTTCAATAATGTCTTTGGCCAGACCTGGTGTAAGAGGTAAATCAGCCGCCCACATGTGCCCTTCTGCCATAGTGTCTGCAAGGATTTGCGCTGTACGTGTGTAGTTCTCAAATGCAAACAGAGGATCGTCAGAACAAGTACGTGAACCCCAGAATCGGAAACCATCACGCTGGATAAGCGTAGTAATATCATTCTGGTTCAGATATCCAGCATCCGTTTCAGGATCTTGCAGTTGCCAATACACATCTTTGCTAATGCCTGTCACACCATTAACAGCAACGTTAGAAAGCGATTTATGCCAACCTGTTTCATTATCAATTTTTGCTCGAAGGCCAAGTGCTCGAGCAGTCGCTTCAAAAGTTGTGGTTGCATTGGTCGCTGTATCCCAGCCTAAGAAATCAGGCCAGATAAGCATGGCTTCACGTGCACCAAAAGTTTGACGGTACGCTTGAGCTTCTTCTTTCGTTTCACAGCCATTTGCGGAAAGATATGCAAATCCACGTAGCTTTTGCGCTAATGCTACTAAGGCAACTGAAACGGCAGATGTATCAAGACCAGGAATACCTAGGATCCGTGGTTTCACGCCAAGCTGAGCTTCAGCAGCAAGCAAGGCTTTCATACCAGTGTATTTACCATTGACGGTACCACCGATAATTTCGGAAGTTTGTTCAGCAGCATCGGCTTTTTGTTCTACACGCACGACTACAGTTGCAGGATTGGTTTGATCTGCAATTGCTTGAAGTGAACGGGCCAATGTACCTTGATCCCCTGCTTTATCTAAAGCAGCTTGTACATTGGTCAATAGCACTGGTGTATTTAAAGGAAATTTTGTTGCATCTGCATCAGATGCTGTACAGACCATCCCAACTACTGAGCTGGATACTGTACGAATGGGACGAGTGCCATCATTGAGTTCTAAAACTCTGACACCGTGATGATAATCTAGAGCCATAAAAATAGCCTGTAATCTGGTTGGTTTTCAGATCACAGGCTTACAAATTGGAGTTTTTAAGTCATGTTTTAAGGTTTGTATATGAGTTATATACAAATGCTTAATGAAAATAAAAACCACGGTTAAAACCGTGGTTTTTTGGGTGAATCAATTGAAGATTTAATTTTCTTGGTCTGTGAAAATAGTTTTTACATTCTTAATAGATATTCAATAAGACTTCATAATTTTTAGTCTCCGTCTGAGTACTATTGACTGTAAGAATACCTCCAGTTGTTATTGATACAGTTAAATCATAATTTTTGTTCTTAGTAACCGTAGAACCATTAACTGTATATGTCTCTGCACCACTTCCATCTTTTCGCTGCACGTAAAATTCACCTACACTATTTTTTAAAATAATGCCTTCATACCAAGCGGAATTGTTTGTATCAAACTGTCTTCGACTTAATATTTTAATTTCTGCCTTTCTTCCCCAGTAGGAGTCAATATTAAATAAATCTTTTGCTAAATCAAAAGTAACTGACCCTGAGGAAGCCTGTGTAAGTCTCTTAGCTGAGACAGGTTTTAAGAACTCCATTCCATCATTTGAAGCTGTAACAGTAACTGAAGGTCTACTTTTTCTACGGGCTAGTTTTCTAATTGAATTTGAATTACCAGTAATATTATCAACGATAGTATTTATTAACTCGACTTCAGCATAATTGTTTATTTCTAATGTTTCGAGTCCCGTACACCCAATGAAAGTATGACGTCCTTCATTTAAAATAACTTTTGAGCCGTTATCATTGAAGGAAGCTGCAAGCCATAAAATATTTGAATCGACATCTCTTGTTGAATCAGACTCTCCCCAAATTACATCTGTACCATTAGATTCAAAGTAAGCAGAAATAATCGCATTTCTTACAATATAGGCAGCATCTTTTCCTTGAACTTTTATCCCAACGTTACAGTGTTCAATAGTGACTGAAGCAGGAATATTCAGGCTATAAATATATCTACTTTGATCAATTAAATATCCAATATCACACGTGTGTACTGAGATATCTAAAGGTACAGCGTTGACTTGATTTACTGAGCCTGTAGAAGCATCTGAGACAGTGTCAACAAAAACACCGATACCGTTCTTACCATTTGCTAAAACTCCACGTACAGAGCAGTCAGAGGTTCGGTTATACCAAGATTTTGAAAGATAGAACCCAACAGAATTTACGCCTAGAGAAGCCACTTTAATTGAATCAAGCTTAGATTGATTTGTTATATAACGACAATCAATCGCACATACATTCGATTTGTTATCAACATCAATCTTAAAATCTCTGAATTTTACCCCTGAGATTGCAGAATTTGTCTGCCATGATTGTCCATAAGCTTTAAGTATAGGTAGCCAAGTATTTTTAGTCGATCCAGCTCCATTCTCACCTATCCATTTGAATCCACTAGCATATCCAATACCTGTAAGCATTGAATTGTTCAGCGTAGCTAATTCTAATGTGTTAGTCAGTTCATAAACCTTATCAATATGAATTTTTGATGATTGTCTTAAAAGCGTCTGCAAATTATTTTCAGCAATTTCTAATCTGTAGTTATTTTTATTAACTAGTATCCAGCGACCATTTTCATGAAGGTTACTTTTAATAATGAATAAATCATCAGGTAGATCAGTAGAGTCTACACTCCAACGATACATATTATTCTTATATAAAATAAACTCTTTATCGGTAAGTGTATCCTTTAGTTTATTGATATCAGTAAATGAGCTTAGCTTAGTTTCATCAACATAATTTAATACATCCAGTTTAGCGTCTTGTACACTTTGAATGGTGGCCATAACTACTGAAGCATCTATCTTTAATTCAAAATTTGCTGTGTTATCAATTTGAAGAACGATACGGATAGTCTTAATCTGAGCCGTACCTTGATCTGCAGTAGGTTTATAAGTTGGGGGGTAATTTGAATATGCAACAAGTATTTCTCCGGCCCATAATCCAACTTCACGAATATTGAATCCACCGACTGCACTTGGAATAACAGCATCAGCTTCAAGCCAATTAGGATTGTTTGCTGACGGAGCTAGTCTGTTCAGATCTGTTCTATATATTTCATTTACAAGATGCGTAAAAGTTGCATCTGGCTCAGGAACGAATCCATTACCGTCACCAAATGACATTTGTGTAATACCAAGTTTGGTACCATTTTGGATTGCTTCACGTAGAAGTGAGAGACCTTGCTCAGTGAAGATAGAATGATATTGTGCTGCCATAGTTTTAAGCTCTATTTCGGGTAAATTGCTGTAATTTCATGTTCATAAAACCCAAATGCTGAATGGAGAAAGGAGTTAGGATCATCAACTTTGGGATAAATTGTGATGTCTTCACCGTCATACATAGCTGCTGCGACATTTGTGTCACCATTAACGGCAATAACATTAATTTCAATAGACTTGAGTTCACGTGTTAGTGGTTTTGCGTCATGTAATAGCTCAACCAGAGTTTTATAAGTTTTTTCAGTTAATGGTTTGCTATTCGTATCGATAGTAATTTGGAAAGTACCAGGTTCACTCTTAGGACTTTCTTGCCACCACTCATGAACAGTTAATGAATAGCCGAAACTTTCTACAATTGACCGAAGAGCAAAGTTTGTTCCTTTATAGGTGTGGACTTTAATTGAATTTTTTATTTGTGCCCGTTTAACTTCATCTGGCCAATCATCTTGCCAACGGTCAACAGAAAATTGCCAAGCTAAAATAGATAAGAAATCGGCTGGCGCATCATCAACACGAATTAAACTTGATAAGTTGGTGTTTAGCTCTGTTGTTTTTGCTGTAGTCTCAACAATCTTCTTTTCAAAAGCAGTCGTGTTTGGAGGAAGTAAATTCATTATTCATTCCTTACGCTAAGACGAATTGCTGTACATGAAGCGGCCTGAAAATTAGTAAGGTAGATTTCAGCAGTAGGACTAACGAGCTCAACTCGTTCAACACCGGATACTTTTAAAATTGAATAGAGGTCAGAAAAAAATACACCTTTACCAATACGCTTTGGTTCTTTGGTATAGGCTAAGGCATTAGCCTGTGCGGCTGCTAAAACTGGATCTGTCTCAGGTACATTTTTAGTGACTAATACAGCTTCAATTTCGAAGTTAATGATTTCTGCAGACTGGACTTGTACTCGATCACCGGTAGGACGTTTCTTCTCTCCAGATACATAATTTAGAACTATTGTGTTTAGTTCTTCAGTTGAAGCATTATTTTCAGTATCACGCTGAAGAATTGTCAAAAGTGCATGAGCTGGGGCTGGCGAACTACATTTCACATCTGAAACACGACTATCGGCTGAAAGCGTATGAAATTCATAAGCTGATTCCGGGCCAGCAGTACTTAATGCATCTAATTTCTTTTGGATACGGTAACGAAAATCTTCATCTTCTTCATAAACAGCTAAAACTGGTGGTGTAACAGAATCATCTGCTTCTGTAATAACCAAACGTTTAACATCAAAATTTGCTCCCCAAACATCTAGGTCATTTCCCTTTGCAAATGCAAGCTGCGTAGCCAGTGCTTTTTCATTGATTTGATTTCGTAAAATCATTTCTCGATAAGCATTTTCTTGTAAAAGTTTGGTGACGGGCTCGCTTTCCCTATTCAAAGTTTTACGAACAGAATCTTGCTCATCATCTGAATGAAGCGAAATAAAATAATCCTTACGTTCTGCCAAAATCGATTCATAATCGATAACATCAACAAAATTGGGTTTGGGTAAAGAGTTAAAATCGACACTCATAAAGATGATCCCATTAACAGTGGAATATTTAAGTTAAGAGATTGACCAGTAAGTGTATGAACAGCTTCCAAATCAAGTTGCATACCACCAGCAAAGACATCACTGACTTTTAAGCTCTCAATACTGATCCGTTCCTCCCAACGCGACACTGGCGTATAGATTGCGCTGTAAAGTTTCACTTTAAGGACATCACTCATAGGTTGATCAATTAAATCGGCAACGATAGAGCCATACTCTCGTCGCATTACTCTGCTTCCTATTGGTGTGGTAACGATGTCTTCAATCGATTGCTTAATGCTTTCTATTTCTGTGATTGATACACCCGTTCTTCTGGACATCATGGCACTGGTACTCCTGAAGTATCACCACCAGATTGAATACCGGAAGTTTTATGGAGCTTGAGACTGATTTCACCTGCTTTCACATCACCCTCTGTACTAAAGTCTCCACTTGAGTGACTTGATCCTTGTACTAACTGGCTTCCTCCAACGGTGTTATTCCCCGTCATGGCTGTACTACCATTGGTTTGGACGTTACCATTTGTTGTTGAGTCGCCATTGGTGACGAGATTTCCATTAATGGTTGTATCCCCATTAATAGTTAAACCACCAGGTGCAGTTAGAATGGCGGTTGCATTGGCTGGCAAGATTGCTTGTAAAGAATGGTTTTTTGTGTCGTAACTAATGACGGCACCATCCTCAAATACCCGTAATTTAATATTTGGATCTTGTGATGGCGTAGGAAAGTCTTCGTTATTCAAACCAACAACAACAATGCCAAGCTCGATGACTCCACAAGGACTAAGTACAATGCATTCTTCGCCTTTACTTGGTAAATCATGAGTTGAGTCATTCCCAGCTCTCAAATTTAATAGACGTAGTTCTTTAGTTACGATGTCACCTAAATTGACTGTAACTGTATGAAAGGGACTAGACGGAGTTACGGTCTTGATACGACCTAAACGGATCGTATTTTCAAGACGACGGATGGTTTCTGCATTCATGCTGCAATCGTTATGCAGCTAAAGGTTTAATGCATTTGGTTTGGTTTGTATGTCAGTTATATACAAGTGGTTTTATTTTGAATCGAAGAGTTTTAAAACATCGTTTTCTATGATTTCAACTTCAGCATCAGTAAATCCAAGTAAGATTCGTTGAGCATATCTGACCTTAAATGTCCGACCGTTATATTTCAAATTATCGACCAAGCCGTCCTGGTGTATTCGGGCAAGCCTTGATACACGTTGATCAAAACCAATAGTCACACCATCAGGGATTTTTTCTATTTTCATGAATTTTGCTGTTTTCAACTTCATGAACATCTTTTTTTTAATTTGGCCCTTTTTATTTCTTAAATTTTTTCTAGGGATATAAGAACTTCCATCAGGGTTTTGTTGACGTGTAATTCTCTGGCTTTGGCTTGCACGAACTTTTCGAGCAATTATCATTGCAAATTTTCGACGCTCAGCATCACTTAATGTTGTCAATAACGCATTAAGGTGCTCGGAAAGAAATTCAAGCTCAGCCATTTATAAAAAATACTCTTGCTGTGGATCTCTTGATACCCAAGATGCAAGCTCGGTACCATCCTTATCAAACAACGTAACTTGTTTTGATTCTTCAGCTTTATGATATTGTGGCTCGTCAGGATAATCGACGGTAAGACCTTCACTAGTTTGTTTAACGATAACACGCTCAGTTAATGGCATTTGAATTGCCAAATCTACTTTATCGTTTGCCAAAATTTCAGCTTCAAACTTAATGCCAGATTTAACTTTATCTAGATTGGCCATTAGTTCAGATTGGTTGACTCGAACCCAGTCGAGCACAGGAATACTAACTGCAGCAAGATCGCCAGCATAATCTGTCAGAATCATGGTCAGTGTATAGACATATTCAAATGATAAGCCATTTGCCATCGTACTCCGCACCGCACCCTCATCAACAAAAATGAGAATGCGATCGGGATCACGACGAAGTTCCGGAATAGCAGAAAGAAGATGTTTTTTTAAACTATCTGGTTTTTTCATGCTGCTTTGATCCCACCATAGATAGGTTCTAAATGATCATATTCTTTTTGGAATTTCGCCTGATACCCAAGTTTTTTATAATTTGAGCCATTATAAAGTGTGAAAACAATATCCCAATTTTCTGCTCGCAGCGCATCAATCAAAGTGACTTTTTTCTTATCAAAAGTACCTGTTTTCCATTCAATGAATCGGATAAAAGCTTCTAGTTGATAAGACTCACTAGCAAACTGTTGTTCAACAAATTCTTGTACAGATGCATAGCCTAACTGTTTCCAGTTTTCACCCATTACTTGAAATTGTCCCCAACTCGTCGACATCAGAGCACAATCAACATCAATTTGTTTTGCCTGTTCCAAACGAACATATTCAGCTTCATTACCCTGATATCCACCAGTTTTTCGGTTAACAATATTGGGCCGTTCAGCAGCCATTTTGTCAGCGAAAGCGGTTCCTTTTTTCAGTCTTAAATATGCATACATACGGTGACGTTCAAACAGGATTTTAGGTTTACCATTACTAAGAAAACCAACTCCCCTGCCTTCAACTGCACCAAAAACACGAATGGTAAGTTCCGAAACTTTCAAACGTTCAGCTGCTTTTTTATAGTCACTATCTTTAAGAAATTTAGATGTATCCTGATCAAATAGAGCTGCTCTTGTTTTGTCCCCTATTTTGCCATCTGCTACTAAATTTTTTTGCTTTTGGAATGTCATTACAGCAAATTCAGTAGATGCACCAAAATCACCATCTATTGAAAGCTCTTTTCCCTTAACGCCTTTTAAACCGAGCTTTTTCAACTGCTTCTGCAATGTAATGACATCATTGCCTTTAGATCCGAACTTTAAAATCATGTTGTACTCCAGATAAGTTTTGCGACATTACCTTTCGCACGGCAAATAAGGACGGCCAGAAGTACTGCAAAAATTGCATCCCATAAAGTGACTGGATCTTTAAAAAACAGGATATGAATTGACTGGCCAATGAAAGCTGCAATAAGTATCGTGGCTAAAATTGAAAAGCCATGACGATGACGAAGACCTTCAGCATCAAAACAAATGATTCGTAGGCCACAGATCAGGTATGCAAAAAGTGCAATCAGTTGAAACATAATTTCGATCATGACTTACCTCCTCCACGAAATTTATTCCAGATGTCAGTTAGGCTAGATTGATCCACCCAAACCATAATTTTTAAAATAATCGGTAATGAAAAAATAGAAGCGATCATCCCAGCAGTTGCATCATTTGTTATGAACGTTCGAGTAGTCACTTCCGGTGCTAATAAATATCCAAAACCCACTGCAATAATCATTGTTGAAAGTCGTTGCAAAGGTTTTAAATCTTTTTTAGTCGTTGCAAAAAGAGCTGCTCCGAAAACTGCCCCAAGTAAAGCATTACCATTTACGAATGGGAGCAATGAAGCTGCACTAATTGATACTGCTGTTACAGCTGCTGTTGTAGTTGGTTCTGGCATTATTAATCCCACAGTTGGACAGTTTGTTTAATTTGTTGTGGTGTATCGATATCGGGAAGAATTACTGATGTGCCAATTGGTAGAAAAACACCGATATCAGCAAGATTGGGATTCGCTTCAAGCACTTTTTCAACCACGCCTGAACTGCGTCCGTAATATCGCCAGCATATTGAATCGACGGTATCGTTTTGAATTGCTGTAATGGTTTTGCTCATATCAGCTCAACTATGCTGTGGTTTTCACCTTTAAGCTGCTGAATTGCCCATTGCTTATTTCGTCGATAATCTTCAACTGAACATTCAGTTACTTCAGATTTTTTTACACCTGAGTTTGTACTGTCATAATTTCGATAGTTTTCATTTACTTTTGCAGCCACCCCATTAGAGACCGCTGAGAGGTAAAGAACTTCAGTATCTGGTTTACCGTCAATCTGATTTACAGCTAAATCCACCAGTTTTTCGGCTTTCATCACAAGGCTTGCAAGCAGCCGATTTACATCAATAATTTCTTCACGGATAACTTGTCTTAAACGAACATCGGTGACGGATCCGTCGATACGAACAACACTTCGTATTTCATCAAGAGAAATATCAGGAAAAAATGTGCCACTGGAAATAATGATATTGCTTGGTGTAACGGCACCATTTGCAACAAATCCCATTTAGATCTCCTTCATAGTGCACTGGGAGGGGCAATGGCTCGTTGAAGATTTACTGTGATGTGAAGATCACGACCATTGCACTCCAGTGCGGTGCGGGGCACTTATTCAGATGTCGGTACCAAACTGCCGTGGTTATCAACCACTGGCGTTCCATTTTGATTTAACAAAACGTTGGTGACTTCTGGTTGTTCTTGTTCATTAACCACTGGATTTTCATTTAATAAAACATTAGTGGCTTCTTGCTGTGTAGTTTGTTCAGACGGTTGAGGTTCATCTTTATTAAAGATTGCATTCAATTTACTGGCTAACTTCGTCATCTTGTTTAGATCAGTACGCCCGCCACATTTGTCATCGAGCTTACATGCCTGGTCTAAGAAATCACGAGCACGGGTCGCATGCACTAAATCGACTAACTCTTCACCAGTGACAAAACGCATTTCAGTTTTACCTAAGGCTAAGTAAAGCTTAGCTTTTACTTCATCAGGCATATCACGCTTTGATTGAGCTAATGATTCATCTGTAATTAACTGCTCTAAACGCTCTAATACAGTGATATCAACTGCAACATCAGTTTTAAGAGTTTTTAAAAATTCATCAGCAATATCTTCAGTAATAAAGCATGCTTCAGAACGTTCAAAACGATCTGGTAGTTTTAGGCCATGTTCAAGAACATATTCAGCAATATCGAGTGCAAATTCATAATCACCGATATCAATTGCCCAAACTAAAATCTCAGTGATAACTGCGTCTTGAACACCAGGCTTCACTTCTAAAATGCCTTCAACATAAGGCTTATAATTTGGAAGTAACTGGCGTTTCAGTTCGATTTTATTTTGTTTTGACTGAATATTTTTGAGACGATTTTTATCACTGTTGAGCTGCAAAAGTTGCTGCTCATAGGCGTTTGTATTTAGCATGGTACCGAACTCCGCAGCTGTTTCAGCTGCGGATTTGGCCTGATGCTGTTGGAAATGCTTTCGAGCCAAGTTCATATTGAATTACTCCGGCTGAATTTCGATGTTTTCAGCCATACAAGCAAGACCAAGATCTTCGATGTAATAATCTTCATTTGAAGATTCATAGTTTTCAATCTGGTCACGTTTTGGATTGTCGATGACTGTACGACGACGGGCACCCTCTTGAACATAAATCGATAAGTTATCGAAAGTAGTTACAAAGATGATTCCTTCAGGGAAAAACGGTACTGAGTAAACAGGCAATCCACCCATACGTTTTTGGCTAATGATGATGTCCGCAGCCAATTTTTCAGAGTTGTCTTGGTCTTTGTTTACAAGTGGGAAGTACTTATCCGAAACAGTTTTTCGGTTACACATTACGACTAAATCTGGATTTCCTTGATGAACATCATCAATCATTTCATCAACAATGTTCATTACAAGTGCATCAAGGTTTTTATAGTCACCTGTTGTACCAATTGTAATTTTGTTTAGTACGGCACCTGATTTCATCACACGCGATGGGTTTTCTTCACGCATCTTTTGCAACCAGCCTTTATTAACATCTTGCAATAAAGGATTCGCAGTAATATCTGTATTGGCCGCGATGCTGGTACCATTAAAACCAATCATGATTCGGTCAAGTGCTTGACGTTTTACGATAGCACCACGGAATCGGCTATAAAAATCTTTGAATTTTGCCCATTGATCAAGCTTTGCATATTTAATTGCTGTGTCGAAATCGGTTTTACGGCAAAAGTAAAAACGCTCATCCATACTCGTTGGATCAGTTGCTTGGCGTTCAGTAGCATCTGTATTTGTACGAGAAGCAATAGGACGAGAAATACCAAGGCCAACGGCTGAACCTGATTGTTCAGGAACAACAAAAATATTAATTTTCTTCAGAAATTCAGAAGATTCTTGAATTTTATCTTCAAGTTTTTGTTGAACGGTTGGAGTCACATTAAATTTTTGTGAAACCTTTTCAACACCATTGAGTTTAGCTAACTCAACCATGACCTTGTTGTACTTAGCACGTGTTTCTGTACGCATTTTTTTTACTCTAAATATGAATTAATAGATTGCTGGAACCGACTGAATTAACAGTCGATTTCGCCGATTTCTTCTGAATATTTGCTGTTGCTAGAATGCGGTCGTGGTTGACCTTGGGGTTCTTGGTCCAGCTTGTTTTTTAGTTGATTAAAATCAGTCTGAAGCTGCTCGTGTTTGACTTTTAACTCTGCAAACTCAGTACCCTGATTAGCTGTTTGCTGGGCAATTTCTAGAATGGCCTGTTCGTTTTGACTAAAGTTTTCTTGAGTCTGCTGCTGTTGCTGTTCTTGGGTTTTAAATAAGTTTTTAACTTTATTCACCAAGTCACTTGCAAAGGACTCTTTAACTTCTTCAAATTCGAGTTTCGTTTCTTGAGCTGCAGTGAATAAATTTTCAGGACGTAATTTCTTCGCTTTAAGTGGGTTTTCAGTTGCTCCAGCAGCAAATGAGAGCATTTCAGTACCAAGCGATGCAGGACTATCAGTAACCGCAAGACCTACTAGATAGGCTTGGCCAGTTTTTGCAAAATTTTCATCAACTTCGATAGATGTATAAATTTTTTGATTTTTTTGGTTTAAAGCAATCAAATTTTCATTTGGCTGGATCTGAACGTAAAGAGCATCTTTTTTTTCACCATTAATTGTTACTTTCTCTGTTTTTACTGCGAGTACATCGCCATAAGCGCAAAAAATGCTATCAGGTGAAAGGCCTTTAATATGTTCTAAATTAATACGAGCACCATAGGTATCCAGACTATAAGTCTGAGCCATTTGGATGATCCATTCAGGTTGAATTTCACGACCATCTGTAGTGTCACCAGCCACGGCAACTCGAAACCATTTCGATTTAAATTTTTTCGGCTGTGTTTTATCAGTCATTCTGCTGTACCTGTTGCAAGGTTTTTTCTGGCAATTTCAATAGGTGCAGAATGGGCAATATTAGTTATGTGTAGCAATTGAGCATGCTTGTATATAACTGACATACAAATTGCCATGACTGATAAAAGCTAACTTGCCTGCCATCGTTTGCGGATGAAATTAAATCAATCCGTAAAACATGAATGAATTATCACAATTAGCTAATCTAGAGCTGATTCTCGATAACAAATTAAAAGCCAAGTTCCTCTTTTGGCTTGGCTGGAAAATTGTCGATATAGCTGAAGCGCTAGACGAAAATGAACGTACAGTTCAAGCTTGGAAAACCAGAGAAGAGTGGGATAAAACACGATCAGAAAGTCGTGTTGAAGAGGCTTTAACAGTTCGTTTAATGACACTCACTCTTAAGAACAAAAAATCGAGTGGTGACTATAAAGAATTAGGCGAATTGTTTAAAAACTATAAAGAATTTGCCCGAATTGAACGCTATAAAGAAGGTGGTAATGAAGCGGATCTTAATCCAAACATTGCCAAGCGTAATGCAGCACCCAAGAAGAAAAAAGAGAATAATCAGTTTACCGAAGAACAAGTTGAACAACTTATTTCAGCTTTTGAAGATAGCTTATTTGATTATCAACGTGATTGGTATAAAGCAGGCAATCAACGTACTCGAGTAATTTTAAAAAGTCGTCAGATCGGTGCAACTTGGTACTTTGCTCGGGAAGCTTTGGTCGATGCCGTCAAAACTGGCCGTAATCAAATATTCCTATCTGCTTCAAAAGCTCAGGCTCATATCTTCAAAGAGTACATTAAAGGTTTTGCTTATGAGGCCTGCGGAGTTGAGTTGGTCGGAGATCCGATCGTACTGCCAGATAACAATCAAGCTTCATTGTCTTTCTTAGGTACAAACTATAGAACGGCCCAAGGTCACCACGGTAACTTTTATTTTGATGAGTTCTTCTGGACATTTGGCTTCAATGAATTAAACAAAGTCGCGTCAGCAATGGCTTTGCATAAAAAATGGCGTAAAACCTATTTTTCAACGCCTTCGACGATGGCTCATGAAGCATATACATTCTGGACTGGAACACGTAATAACCGTGGTCGACCTAAAGACCAAAGACTGGATATCGATGTATCACATGATTCACTGAAAAATGGTCGTTTATGTGAAGACCGGATGTGGCGTCAAATCGTTACGATATTAGACGCTGAAAATGGCGGGTGTGATTTATTCGATATTGAAGAATTGCGATTCGAATATTCACCTGAAGAATTTGCAAATCTATTGATGTGCCAATTTATTGATGATGGTGCATCTATTTTCCCATTAGCTATGCTTCAACCTTGTATGGTTGATTCATGGGAAGTTTGGGCCGATGACTTTAAACCATTCCATAGTCGACCTTATGGGAACAATCCGGTCTGGATTGGGTATGACCCAGCAGAAAGTGGTGATAGTGCTGGAATGGTTGTTGTAGCTCCCTCCCCTGTTCCTGGTGGAAAGTTCCGAGTACTTGAAAGAATCCAATTCCGTGGAATGGATTTTAAAAATCAGGCTGAGATGATTCGCCAAACAACACTACGTTATTACGTGACTTATATCGGCATCGATATAACAGGTATGGGTACTGGTGTTTCTCAGTTAGTTAAACAATTTTTCCCGAATGTCACCGAGTTCAGCTATTCACCAGAAGTCAAAACAAAGCTTGTACTTAAAACAATGGATGTAATCAGAAATGGCCGTCTGGAGTATGACGCAGGCTGGACTGATCTTTCTCAATCATTAATGAGTATTAAAAAAACCCTTACAGCAAGCCAGCGTCAAATGACTTTTACAGCCGGACGATCTGAAGAAATCGGACATGCGGATCTAGCCTGGTCTCTTATGCATGCAATTTATAACGAACCACTTGAAGGCCAAACACAAATGAATCAATCTTTCATGGAGATCTATTAATGAATCCCCTATCGACTGCAAAAAATTTAGTTAGTTTTGCCAGAAGCCAATTACCAGCTTTTCAAAGCAAAACAACCAAACAAGAATCAATGGCCTTTACTTTTGGTGATGCCGTTCCAGTACTTAATGGAAATGAATTATCGGATTACATGGAATCATGGTTCAATGGCCGATGGTATGAACCTCAGGTCAGTATGAGTGGTTTGGCCAAATCATATAAATCGACACCATATTTAAATAGCGGAATTATTTTTAAACGTAATTTTCTGGCTAATCTTTTTATTCCTCATGCAAAGCTAAATCGAAAAGCATTTGAACAAGTTGCATTGGACTATGTTTGGTGTGGAAATACTTACTTAGAAGAAATCAAATCACGACTCGGAAGTGTAATTCAGTACAAACCAGCTTTAGCAAAATATATGCGTCGTGGTGAATACTCTGATCAGTTCTTTTTACTTTGTGATGATCATAAAGGCTATCAAGAATATGAATTTTATAATCGTGTTTGCCACATTCGAGAAACAGACATTGATCAGGAAATTTATGGAGCACCTGAATACATATCTGCTTTGCAAAGTGCATGGCTAAATGAATCGGCTACTTTATTTCGTCGTAAGTATTACAACAATGGATCTCATGCTGGGTTCATCTTATATGTGAATGACGCAGCACAGGATCCTAATGATATTACAGCGTTGCGTCAGGCTTTAAAGGATAGTAAAGGACCAGGCAACTTCCGTAATTTATTTTATTACGCACCTGGTGGAAAAAAAGATGGCATCCAGATCTTGCCTGTTTCTGAAATTGCAGCAAAGGATGACTTCACCAATATTAAATCCATCACGCGTGACGATACTTTAGCGGCACTCCGCATACCTCCACAGCTCATGGGTATTGTTCCAAATAATACTGGCGGTTTTGGATCAATTAAAGATGCAGCAGATGTGTTTTATCAAAATGAAATTGCTCCACTCCAGTCACGCATTCAGCAGCTCAATGAATGGGCCGGTGATGAGATCATTAGATTTAAGGAATATGATTTAAAAACCGTTACCTAATCATTTATAAACAACAAAGCCAGCATTAGCTGGCTTTTTTTATGGGATTTTGGCAGCACCCGAATAAATGAGAATATTTATCATCTATATCGCATACCACTGGCTCCAGCGCAGTCACCCGCGCGCCTGCGGTTCCTCTAAAGGGAGCAATTTCACTGCAATCAAATACACTATTGGATAAAAGCTGAGAACCTATAAACCTTAGGCTATTGAGAAGAAAATTGGGGAATTCGGATACTGCATATTACTACAGTACTACAGTTTGAATGATTTCTATGTGTTCTAACGGATGACCAACTACAATGGCTTGTCCTTTATCACCTATTTGCAAACAAAGTCTAGATAAAACATTGTCATTATATTTCACACGCCATTGGTTAAATGGCTCATATTCTGACTGTAAAAATATAACTAAACCAATTTCACCAGATGGGTGTTGAAGTAAGTCATTTTCAAATATTGGGTTTCCAAAGTAATCTGACCAAGGAGCTAATTTATTTGTTTTGGAAAGTTCTTCTCTCTGCAATAAAAAACTTTTGTATTGATCAAATTCACTTTGCATAACATTGCTCAACAAGAAATAGCCCCTGATAAAATTTTAACCGATATCTTTTTTTAAGAACATAAAAACGTGCTTTTCTAGTTTCTGAAATCGATTTGAAGTAATAAAGTAATAACAGAAGTTAAGTTATTAATAATTAAAGATAAATAAGATTACATAAAAGTGTAATTTCTTGTAATAAGTAAAGTAATATTTTATAAGTCATTGATTTTATTAAATAGGAATTAGATTAAAAAACACTTATTTATACAGCAATAAATTACATGGATATTACTTTAATCTTACATTTTGGAAATAGGTTAATCTATTGAATATAAAAGCTTTAATGCAAAATATTACTTTATTACTTCAAAAACTTCATAACCCAATTATTTCTTATTGGTACTTAAAATTAAGGGTTTTGCATGATTTTCATACTCAAATCATTTTTTTGCTGGGAATGATTTGGGAATGCTTCAGTAAGATATATGTACGCATACACACATGGTGTTATATGGGTAATATGGACTATGAGATTTAA